ACATGGTACAATCAAGTATTAACTGAAGCGAAAGCAACTAAAACACGATTAGATCCTAAGTGCTGGTCAGGCAAACACATTGGCACACCTAAGACCAAAGTCAAAGGTGGAGTGCGTGTAAATAACTGCGTACCAAACAAGGAATAACATGGAACAGTTAATCAAAGCCGCTAAGATTGGATTTGCTAGTCAATATACTTTCTATTTGAAAGCACATTTCTTTCATTGGAACGTAGAAGGCATCAACTTCCAAGAACTACATAGTCTATTTGAAACTATCTATTCAGAAGTTTACGGTACAGTAGATGAATTTGCAGAAAAGATTCGTAGCTTAGGCGGTTATGCTCCCGGTAGCAATAGTCGCTTTAGTGTACTAACACGTATTGAAGATGAAACTGAAGTTATGCCTGGCATAGCAATGGTTGATGAATTGCTAGCAGATGCAGAAAACATGGTTAAAATTCTTAAACGTGTTTATGATCTAGCTGAAGCAGAAGGACAGCATGGCTTCTCAAACTTCCTAGCAGAACGTATGGATGCGTTCCAAAAACATGCATGGATGTTAAGGGCTACTACAAAATGAAAATAAACGAAATTATCACCGAAGATATAAAGGATCAGGACAACGACGGTATTCCAGATAGCCATCAAAGTGCTACACCGGGTATGCGTAGTCACCATAAGCTAGATAACTCTAGTCCATATCACCCCTGGCGTTTTGCTGCTTACTTCTTAGGTGGTGCTGGTGCACCAGATGGCAAATATGAACACGAGCCAAAAAAAGATGGTCCAAATGGACAAAGTCTTGTTGCTGTGGCCTACAGTGAAGGCGAGCGTAAGATTTTAGATCAAGCTGCTAAAGCATTTGGTTGGGAAGCTAATCACACACAACTTACACCAGACGGCTCAGATGAAGTAGACACAGTAAACAAAACAAGTCCAACACGTCGAGTTGGTGCTATACAACTTAAAACGAAAAAATGAAAATCTTCGAAGTAGTTGATCCAATACACAGTCAATTGCCAAACTTTGTTAAGTTTGCCTGTGACCATTTGGGTATTGACGAGCACCCACGTATTGATGTAGTTACTAAGGTTCCTGATGCAGAAGGCCTAACATTTGGTGCTTACAAACCAGAAGAAAAAACAATTTATCTAGTGTCAAAAGGTCGTCACCCAAAAGATGTATTCCGTACACTAGCACACGAACTAGTACACTATAAACAAGATCAAGAAAACAAATTAGGTCCAGATTCTGGAGTCACTGGCAGTGACGAAGAAAATGATGCTAATGCTACTGCTGGTGTTATCATGCGTAACTACAGCGAAGAAAATCCAGAATGAACGAATATCCAGTTTATCCCGAACAAGCCGAGGGCGACAATAGTGATTATCCAAGAAATCCTTACAGCCCCGTCTAGTGATCCCCGAGAAGAATTAGATGCTATACTTGCTGAATTATGCGAGTTAGTTCTTGACAATCAAGAAAAAGACAATGACCATTATGGCATGGTTGGTGCTTGTGTATTAGGTCCCGAAGGTCAAAAAGTTTGCCGTACTAGTTATAAAATTGATGACAAATATGTACATGCTGAACGTGCAGCCATTGATGCTTACGGTGATATTACTCCAGAATGTATAATTGTTACTACCTTAAGTCCTTGTAATCGTCCAATGAATGACCGGTCTGGCGAAAGTTGTGAAGATATAATTGCTGATGCAGGCATAGAGCACGTCTATTGCGGATATAAAGATCCTACACAAGATCACGACGATAGCATAGAAACAGACAACGCAAAACTACGAGAATTGTGCAAACGACTAGCTGATACATTCTTAAAAGAAAACTTTCACGACGGCAAGGTCAAAGGCAAAAGTCGTCCAGGGCGTGTCAAACGTGCAGGCGCCAGCTGTAAAGGTAGTGTGACCAGTCTACGTGCCAAAGCCAAACGTGCCTCAGGCGAACGTGCCAAGATGTATCATTGGTGTGCTAATATGAAATCTGGTCGTTCTAAAAATGAATCAGTCTTAGATGAAAAATGGTCTAAAAAATACAAACGCAGTATTGATTGTTCACACCCAAAAGGATTTAGTCAACGTGCCCATTGCCAAGGGCGTAAAAAAAAATAAGTGTGCGGCGATGCACTACAAAGCTCGTCTGCCAATTCGTTGTTGCCCAGAGGGGAAGTACAGGAAATCCTCGGGTTCTTTGATGCATCACGCTGTACTGTTACCGCACTAGGTATTTATAAGAAACCAGTATGAAAACGTTTGAAATTGTCGAAGCCAATCCATATACCGCCAGAACTGCTGGGTACGATGCAAACAACCCTATACACGTGCAGTTTGTAAATTTCTGGCGATCAACCCTTCGCAAAAAAGCACAAATGTCGTTAGAAGAAGCCTGGGCAATATTCCAAAGACAAGGCCAAGTGTGTGCTCTAACAGGTAAACCATTTAGTTTTGAGAGAGCCGGCAACTGGGACATGATCAGTGCCGATCAAATCAATCCTGCAGCTGGATATACCGCCAACAATGTGCAGTTTGTTCGTTGGTGTGTAAATTCAGTAAAAATGAATATGCCGCAGGCAAGTTTTATAAGTCTTTGCGAACATGTCTTAGGAAATATTTCAACATTAAAAAAAGTTTTGTTGGCGTCAACTAAAGTGCCCCCTTCAAATGTAGCTAGTTTGTTACCTGGAGCAACGGAACCTGTTAGGATTCCAACATCACAGGTATGGGACCAGCAAATTACATCAATTGTAAGTAAAGGGTTTAACCCAAACAGTACCGTGCATCAGTATTGGGCACAAAGTATTCAAGGAATGTTAGGACGTCAAAAAGCTGGAATAGAATTTGATATCGAGCAAGCCTGGTATATTTTTCACGACTTACAGCAGGAACGTTGTGCTTACAGTGGTTTGCCGTTTGGTGCCAGTATAGGAAAAGGGTTTTTGAAAGCTGCCGGCGAGTGGACTAGCCCTAGTCCTGATCAAATCAACCCAGGCGGCGGATATAAACCAGGAAATGTTGTTTGGGTTCTTTGGATTATTAACAAAGGAAAAAGCAATTTAACTTTACAACAGTATGTCAATATTGCAAAGGATGTTTATTCATACGCAGCTCACCGTAATTTACAAAAAACCAACACCTGGCCGCAAACAGCAAAAGATCCACAATTTTATTCGTCATTGGATGACTACACACAAAGAAGACCAAAATAAAACCAAACACCCTTAGGACCCGTTACTTGTAACGGCGGTGTGGCCGGCTGCTGGCCTGGAACCATTTCGGAGTCGTGCCCGAAACTTTCTAAAGTGAGCAATTTTTCTAAAAGTCTCTTGCTCTACACAATTAAATACTGTATAATAATTCAATTAACAAGGAGATTCCAATGTCAGCACGTATGTTTAGCAATGAGCAAAAACTAAAACTAACTCAAATTATCAACGAAGGTATGGCAGTACTTCAAGAAATTGAAGACCTTAATGCAGGACTTAACGATACAGTAAAAGCCATTGCTGAAGAAATGGAAATCAAACCAGCTATTCTTAAAAAAGCTATTAAGATTGCACAAAAATCTAAGCTAGGTGAAACTAATCAAGACCACGATGAATTGAATACAATTCTCGAAACAGTAGGTAAAACACTTTGATAGAAATCTTTAACGGAACTATTGAATATATACGCAGAGACTTTCGGGAATATCCCCTGCGTTTCTGCGCTGAGTTATTCAGCTGGGCCTGTAGCGTTATCAGTGCTATTATTTTTGCTGCTACTGTTCCCACAGTTCCAGTTATTCCGTTATACTCAATTTTTATCAGTGGGTGTTGTGCCGCGGCCTGGACCTGTTATACACGCGGTAGCTTTGGCCTACTGGCTAACTATGCTTTCTTAGTAACTATAGACAGCGTGGGCCTAGCTAGAATGTTACTTTCCCACTAGCAAGAACATATTCAGCCGCGGCCTGATGTGCATCTGTGCTTGGGTGGGGACTTGAGGTTGATGTAAATTCAAATCCTTTAGATCTCGCCCAGGGCATGAATCCTTGATTGTCGAAGGTCAAAAACTTATCCCAGTTAATCATACCTTTTAAATTATTGATGTACAAATCATCGGAATTAAAAGTACGACTCGCAGGTATTTGATCATTGTCAATTAAAAATACATAAGGTATCGATCGAGATTCTAAAAATTGTTGTGCCAACAGAATCTCTTTAAGACTAGTAAACAGTTCTGTGTATTCTAAACTAGCTGGTCCCGCAAACCATTCTTTTATAAAATTTGACCCAGACTTGTCAGCGTCCATTTGTGCATAGTTGCGCCAGCCTTGCATGGTTTTAAACTCATATCGATTTACGCTGGTCCACATGACTATTACAGCATCGTTGGCATAGCCATCATAGGTTACAATCTTGCGAACAATTTTGGTATTTGATGCTATTGCTTTAGCAAGACAAAGGTAGCTTAAACCCAATCGTTGTGCTATAATATTTGCAAATGATGAATTTGCCACAGGAAGATCAAAGCCAGCTATAGGACTAGAACCAAAAGAAATGAGTCGTGAAATGTTTGACATACTAATATTTAACTGCTATACTGTTAGGAGTAAATATTAATAGAGTCGCTGACTTAATCAGCATGTAGAGTGAGTGTAAGCTCGAAATTACACATTGGAGATTTATGAGTTATATTGACGCATTATTTGATCGCGACAAAGATCGCATTCATGTAGTAGAACGTGTAAATGGAGAACGTGTATATCGCGAATATCCAGCTAACTATGTATTCTATTACGATGACCCTCGCGGTAAGTTCCGCACTATTTTTGACACGCCTGTAACACGTTTTGCTACACGCAACTCAAAAGAATTCCACAAAGAACTACGTATTAATTCTGGTAAAGGCCTTTGGGAATCAGATATTAATCCCATTTTCCGTTGTCTAGAAGAAAATTACTTAGGTGTAGATTCCCCCAAACTACAAACAGCCTTTTTCGACATTGAGGTCGACTTTGATCCAGTACGTGGCTACTCTAAACCTGAAGATCCATTTAATCCTATTACTAGCATATCAGTTTATCTAGACTGGATGGATAAGTTAGTTACCTTAGTAGTTCCGCCTAAGAGCTATTCATGGGAAACCGCACAAGAAATTTGCAATCAGTTCACAGACTGTTACTTGTTTGAACGTGAAGAAGACATGCTCAACACGTTCCTAGACTTAATCCAAGACGCAGATATTTTGTCAGGTTGGAATAGTGAAGGTTTTGATATCCCATATACCGTTATGCGTATTACTCGTGTGCTATCAAAAGATGACACACGTAGACTATGCCTATGGGGACAGATGCCCAAGCAACGTACATTCGAACGTTTTGGAGCAGAAAACTTAACATTTGATTTGTTGGGTCGGGTACACTTAGATTACATGCAACTGTATCGTAAGTATACCTATGAAGAACGCCATAGCTATTCATTAGACGCTATTGGCGAATATGAAGAAGTTGGATCTAAGGTTGCATACGATGGTACCCTAGATCAACTATACAATCGAGATTTTCCTAAGTTCATTGACTATAATCGTCAAGATACTATGTTGTTGGCCAAACTAGATAAGAAATTACGTTTCTTAGACTTGGCCAATGAACTTGCACATGATAATACAGTATTGCTACAAACAACTATGGGTGCTGTAGCCGTAACCGAACAAGCTATTATTAATGAAGCACACAGCCGTAACATGGTTGTGCCTAACAGGAGATCTAGAGATGACCAAGGAAACACGCAAGCCGCAGGTGCCTATGTTGCTTATCCCAAAAAAGGTATGCACGAATACATCGGCGCCATTGACATCAACTCGCTCTACCCATCAGCGATCCGTGCTCTTAACATGGGTCCAGAAACAATCGTAGGACAGTTACGTCCGGTAATGACTGATCACTACATCAAGGAAAAGATGGCCAGTGGTAGTAGTTTTGCTGATGCTTGGGAAAACATGTTTGGTAGCTTAGAGTATCAAGCAGTGATGAACATGGACCAAGGCACAGAGATTACCATAGACTGGGAAGATGGTTCCAGTGATGTAATGTCAGCCGCAGATGTGTGGCGATTGGTATTTGATAGTAATCAACCTTGGACATTCAGTGCTAACGGAACAATATTTAAATATGATATGAAAGGTATTATTCCTGGATTATTGGAGAGATGGTATGCTGAACGAAAAGAAATGCAAGCTAAAAAGAAAGCCGCAGAAACTCCGGAAGACACAGCGTTCTGGGACAAAAGGCAACTTGTCAAAAAAATTAACCTCAACTCGCTTTACGGGGCGATCCTCAATCCGGGCTGTCGCTTCTTTGACCAGCGCATTGGCCAAAGTACGACACTTACGGGTCGTATCATTGCCAAACACATGGACTCGCATGTCAACGAAGCTATCACCGGTGAGTACGACCACGTGGGTAAAGCGGTCATATACGGAGACACGGACTCGGTCTATTTCTCAGCCTGGCCGCAAATCAAAGAGGAAGTAGAATCAGGACGCATGGAGTGGAACAGAGAAATCTGTGTACAGTTATATGATACCATTGCCGATTCAGTAAATGATAGCTTCCCAGGGTTTATGGAACGTGCTTGCCATTGCCCTAGAGAGATGGGTTCAATCATCAAAGGCGGTCGTGAAATGGTTGCATCAAAGGGACTATTCATCAAGAAGAAACGCTATGGTGTACTAATCTACGACATGGAAGGTGTGCGCTTAGACACACACGGCAAGCCAGGTAAGATGAAGGCCATGGGCTTAGACCTTAAGCGTTCAGATACTCCTAAGGTAGTGCAGGACTTCTTAAGTGATTTGTTAATGGACGTATTAACCGGCGCAACGCAGGAAAGTGTTATTGAAAAGGTTCGCGAGTTTAAACTTAAATTTGCTGATCGACCAGCTTGGGAAAAAGGCACACCTAAACGTGTTAATAACTTAACAAAATATACGGCAGAAGAAGAACGTCTAGGCAAAGCTAACATGCCAGGACACGTTCGTGCTGCAATGAACTGGAATCGTCTTAAAAAGATGCATGGCGACAACTATAGTACTGCCATTGTTGATGGTATGAAAACTATTGTATGTAAGCTAAAGGATAATCCACTGGGACTTACTAGTGTAGGCTATCCCACAGATGAAACACATATTCCTGCGTGGTTTAAAGAGTTACCATTTGATGATTCAACTATGGAATCAACTATTGTAGATCAAAAGGTAGAAAACTTGTTGGGTGTACTAGAGTGGCGTATTGCTGAAAGTACAGATATTAAAACAACCTTTGACGATTTGTTTACGTTCGAATAAAATGCATCTACACGATCTTGTACTACTTCGAAAAGCACTAAAACAGAATCTAACAACAGATTCAGTTGTCAACGAACTGTTTAGCCTAAGATCTCGACTATCTAACATCAAACTTCAGGTTCCTGTCCTAAGCGAAGAATATAGTAACTATATTGATAGTTTAGTAGACACTTATGATCAGTTAATTGATCAAGTCAATGCACCAGTGGATGATGCAACAGCTCGACTAGCTGATATCGATCAAGAGATCACTAGTATAACACGCACTCTTTTTGCTAACAATTACGAACTAGAAGAACGCTATGGTACTGTTGATTATGTGAGAAATAGTCGCAGAATTTTTGTGCGTTCCGATGTAGAAGAAATTGTCAAGCAACGTATTCTTTTATACAGCAATTGGAAATATCCTGCATTAGAAATCGGATGCCGTGACGGTGAATGGACACAACACATGGTTGCTGCTGATCCACTATATATTGTAGATCGTCACGCAGAGTTTTTAGACAGTACCAATAATAGATTTCCTGAATCTTATCAAAATCGTTTACGCAAGTATCCCCTGAATAATCATATTCTATCAGCACTTCCCCAGGGTCAAATGGCTTTTATTTTTAGTTGGGGTTATTTTAACTATGTAAGTCTTGATACTATGAAATTGTATCTGCGTCAAGTATTTGATCTATTGAGACCGGGTGGTACATTTATGTTCAGCTATAATGATGGTGATACGCCCGTTGGTGCAGGTATGGCCGAAAACTTTGCTCAAAGCTATATGCCAAAATCTTTATTGATTCCCCTGTGCGAAAGTCTGGGCTACAATATCACTAAAGAATTTGATTTTGAAACTATTACCTGGATTGAGATTGCCAAACCCGGCACACTTGAAACAGTTAAAGCCCATCAGGTATTGGGCGAAATAAAAAGAATTACCGTTTGACTTTTTCTAAATATTACTTTAAACTTACTACACTTATGGAGAATATAAATGATTGACTATTTAAAAGATATTGTACAACACACCTATGGCTTGGGTGTTATTAATATGATCAAGATCACTGGCGATAAAACCAGTACTTCGATCAATGCCTTTGACCAAGCTACTAAAACCGTAGTACTAAATGCTGACTTTAAAGCACCTGTTGCTGAATTTGTCGGTGTATTTGGTATGCCAAATTTAGATCGTTTGAATACAATTCTTAACTTGCCAGTGTATAAGGATAATGCTAAAATTACTGTTAGCACACAAAAAGACAGCGATGGTACAGATGTGCCAAGTGGTATTAGTTTTGTAAACGAATCTGGTGACTTTAAAAACGATTATCGTTTTATGAGTACTGCTGTTATCAATGACCAACTTAAGAATGTTAAAATGAAACAGGTTAAGTGGGCTGTTGAAGTAGTGCCAACTGCACTAAGTATTCAAAAACTTAAATTCCAAAGCCAAGCACACTCAGATGCTACTGTATTTTCTAGCCGCACAGAAAACGGCGAACTAAAGTTTTTCTTTGGTGATCATTCGTCACATGCAGGATCATTTACATTTGCCACAACTTCAGGTACACTGACTAAACAGTTAAATTGGCCTGTGTCAGTTGTTAACAGCATTTTGAGTTTACCTGGAGATAAAACATTTAAGATCAGTGATGAAGGTGTTGCTTGTATTACTGTAGACTCTGGTCTAGCTGTATATCACTATATGTTACCAGCACAAACTAAGTAATGCTATTTCATCAACATTGGGAACCTAAAGGTCATACGTTTGGTACTTGCATGAGCAAGCCAGATAGTGACCTTATGTATGTTAACATTCCCAAATGCGCTAGCTCATGGACTAAGCCCAACTTAAAAGATCTCGGCTGGGAGTTTTACAACTACCACTGGGATCATTTATATCATAAACATGCCATGGTGGTGCTACGAGATCCCGTGGAACGTTGGTTAAGTGGCGTATGTGAATATTTTACATTGTATCATAGAGATATCGACACAACGCAATTTAATCAAGCATTTTTTGATTTAATAATGGATCAAGTGACATTCGATGACCATACAGAAAAACAGATATATTTTATAGAAGGACTTGATCCAACTCGCACAACTTTTTTCTACTGTAATTTGGATTATAGATTATATTTTCAACAGTTCCTTAGAAATCAAGGAATACCAAACAAATATGCCAGTTATAATTACCAGCACACTACAGAAAATCGAGAAGATGGCGATACCCGACGTGCAACATTTAAAAAAATATTTTCTACATTATTAGACAACCCTAAATACCTCAATAAGATCAAACAGCATTACACTAAAGATTATGATCTTATTGAGTCAGTAAACTTCTTTGCTGGATAACATTATTAATATGACGCAAGACAACTTAACCGCTAAACAAAACGACTATGCTGTGTTTCTTCCGGCTATTAGTGGTTTCTATGCTACATTTATAGGTAAGCAACGTGACCCTATAAATGGTCCTTATGTAGATCCTGCACGTTTCCCGCAGGGCTTAACAGATATGGAACAACTTAATTGGCTTGATGCTAATAAAGGTTTGTTTCCTTATAAGTGGTCGCTTTACTCCGGTGGCCACGCAAACCTCGACCTGAATAAACAAGATTGGTGCGAAGACATGGTTCGTAATCGAGATCCTAACACACTGATCTTAGGTGACTCTGGTGGGTTCCAAATTGGTAAAGGCCTATGGGAAGGTGATTGGAAAGCCAACTCAGGTTGTCCCAAAGCACAGGCCAAGCGCGATGCTGTACTCAAATGGTTAGATGGTGTTGCTGACTATGGAATGATTTTGGATATCCCAAGTTGGGTAATCCACGATAAAGAAGCCAGTGCTAAGTGTGGTATTCGCACACTAACGCAAGCAGTTGAAGCTACCAAATACAATAACGAATACTTTATGAAACATCGTAAGGGTGTTAAGAATGGCGGTACAAGATTCTTAAATGTTCTACAGGGCAGTAATCATCCCGACGCTGATCGCTGGTATGACATTATGAAGGACTACTGCGATCCTGTGAAATATCCAGATACGCACTTTGATGGTTGGGCCATGGGTGGTCAGAACATGTGTGATGTACACTTGGTCCTGCGTCGTTTAGTGTCCCTACGTTATGATAACTTACTACAAGAAGGCGTTCACGATTGGATGCACTTCCTAGGTACAAGTAAATTAGAGTGGGCAGTACTACTTACTGTTATTCAACGTGCTGTGCGCCGTCATGTCAATCCTAATTTTACAATTAGTTTTGACTGTGCTAGTCCTTTCTTAGCAACTGCTAACGGACAGGTTTATCACGAAAATACATTCCCTAACAACGGCAAATGGTCGTATCGCATGGCACCATCAGCAGATGATAAAAAGTATGCTACAGACACACGTAAATGGTCAGATGGGGTAATACAAGACAAAATCTATGATGTTTGGCAAGAATCACCTGTTAGTGATTTATTAACTATGAAAGACATCTGTATCTATAAACCAGGTGTTCCTAAAGCAGGTGTTACACTCACCGAAGAAAACTTTAAAGACCCTGACATGTATGATGTACTGCCTGACATGAATAAGAATGGCAAATGGGGTAAGACCAGTTGGGATAGTTTCAGTTATGCACTATTGATGGGACATAATGTTTATCAACACTTAACCGCAGTACAAGAAGCTAATCGTAGATTTGATCTTGGGGAACATCCTGCTATGATGCGTAGCTCAGGTCCCGGTGGCGAATACTTTGAAGATATTGTAGAAAGTATCTTTGCAGCACCCACTAAAGAAAAAAGTATGGAGATTGTTGATGGCTACAGTAAGTACTGGACTGAAATCATTGGTACCCGTGGAAATAAAGGTACAAAAGCCATTAATGGTTCCGCTATGTTTGACCAGTTATTTGTAGTAGAAGGCGAAGTAGACGAGGAAGAAGAACATCATATTGATGATTCTGGATTTGATGAAACTAAACTTGATCATTTGGGGGAAGAATGACACTCTTAGGACGTATTGCACATTTAGAAAAAGAACACGCAGAGATCGATAAAAAGATTGATGGCATGGAATCTACAGGCAAATTTAATGACGAGCATCTACATAAATTGAAACAACAAAGGTTGCATATTAAAGATAATATTGTTAAACTTAAATCTGAATTAGAATTTAGAGAGCAAAAAGCAAATGGATAGACCTGGGCACGATGAAATAGAATTTTTTACTGGCACAGAAGTTGAACACTCACCAGCATTTGGGCATCAAACTCTGTTTGTGGTTGGTATTCAAGACAGTCAAATTATTCAGCAAGAAGCTAAAAACAATAATTGCACACACATTTATTTTGGTGCTAATCAAAGTTTTCCTCAGTCGGATATGGACTCAGATGAAATGCAGGATTGGGAAATGATGATCACTGACTGCTTAGAAGCAGGTTGGTTATGTACCTTAGACTTTGATGTTGCTAACGTAGAACAGATAACCAGTGGTCGATTGACAGAATTCAATAACTTTATCCCAATGATTTCGGTGAAATTGCCCTATATACAACTGCTGGGATATAATGCTACAATTAAGCTCGATGACAAAGACTATGCGGCTACTAACCCAGGTATTTGGTGTCACAGTTTACATGAATTAAGGGACCGTAAGGTATTTACGGATTGGTCGAAGTACACTAAAGACGAAGTAATCAAATGAAACAAGCCCGAGTAAGTGTTATTAAAGATAACATTGAAAAACTTGCACCATTACCGGAAGTACGTAATGACTGTGATGTAGGACAATGGGTAGACGCAGAAATGATGCGTAAGGGTCACACAATCGATTCCAAAGGTCGTGTCGACATGCCCGAATATAACATTGATAACAAGACTCGTAAGAAAGGCAGTAATGCCAATCATACCGTTGGGTCGATGACCATTTCCGATATTATTGCTACCCCTGTTTGGGAAGAAACCGGTTTTTATCCTAAGGTACAAAATCAAAATCAAGTAACATGGGATCCGGTATTTAGAGAAGTTGCCGATGTAAAAATTGTAGATATGGCCTTACCAGAAATTCAAAGCAAACTAAAAGATGCTTATGAAGATTTACGCCGGCAACTTGTTGCAGGTGTGCGTACAAAAACTATTACTAGTAGTAACAGGTGGGCGGTATTTGATGGGTTTAATCATCCTAACTCCTACAGATATCGTATCACTAATACAGCAATGAAGCAAATACTCATCATCTCTTCTATGAGAGATTCTCTTAAACTCTTTGACTTTGAATAACATGAATCAAGAACAACGTGCAGTAGTAGATAGAATAATGGCCGCGGCCCAACGACAGATTTGGGTCACGTTTGAAAAAGAAGGCATCCACTGCTATCCAGCGGCAGCCACAGACCCCAACTTGAATACCGCAGGAGAATATGATGTATCGTTTTTGGCTAGCCCTCATCGTCATATGTTTCATTTCCGTGTTTCTATCGATGTGTTCCACAACGACCGAGATATTGAATTCATCCAGTTCAAACGCTGGCTCGTTAATCTGTATCAAGACGGTGTGCTGGCGCTCGACTGGAAATCCTGCGAGATGATGGCAGATGACTTGTATGTACAAATTGCTGCACGTTATCCTGATCGTGCTGTAACAATTGAAGTATCCGAGGACGGTGAAAACGGATGCTCAATTGATTATAACCTCACCCGTCCTGCTCAATCAATCGTAATTTAAAGGAGTAGTAAAATGGCCAAACCAGAATGGCTCACCAAGTATCTTCGTATGAAACCCGAAGTCAAGCAGATCTTTGATGATTTAGAAGTATATCATCAATTCTGTCGAGATTATGGTTATTCATATGACGAACGTGATCTTTATAAGGATCGTGGCCCTTATAGCGAATACATGAAAATGGTTCGTGGTCGTGAACCTTGGGATCAATGGCGTACTCCTAAACGTGATCGCAAGGATTTTAAACCTCGCGATACTAGTTGGAAACCACGTGACTAATTATACAGTCAGCTACTACATTTCAAGTGGTCGCAAAATTAGAAAATCTTTTAGCACACTAACCAGTGCTATTAGATTTTCTGTTTACAGTATTCCATTTCAAAGTTTATTCCAAATTTACAAAGAGTAACACATGAGTATGCGAGAGAAAACCCAAGCAGATTATGAAATAGAACGCATGTTTGCGTATTTAGATGAAGCAATGACCAGCAAGGACGAACGTGTACAAAGTGCCTTACGTGGATTGCTAACTATTATTGAGCTAACACGCCCACAAGACGATGGACGTATGGCAGTAGAAACCAGTCACGGTCCACTACGTCAAATGCAGGAAGATTTAAAGAGCATTCGTTCCAGACTGGCAAATGTGGAGAATGAAGTTAGACAGAGAAATTCTTACATACCTCCCACAGTAAATCCATACATGCCAGGTCCGGGCAGTCCCTATAGCCCATATGCTAATCCAGGTAGTCCGTGGGGCACTATCCCATCTGGACCATACACTAGCTCTAGTACTACATTTAATTTGACAGATGTTGAAAACGATAGTACACTAAATCCAGCAACTATTACTATTGGAAAATGACAGTATTTTTAATTGATTTAGAAAGTGTTGAAACTAGGTACACTGGCCAGTGGAAGAGCCATGTACCCGATCTTCTACGAAAGGCAGGACATGATGTTCAAGTTATTGCAGGACCTACAGACATTCCCAGTGCCACTACCCCTGGTGCTTTCCTTAACTTTGGTGGTACTAATATATACAAAGCTAACCAAGTGGAACAGTTGGGTCGTCTATTTTGTGCCGGAGCAGTTCAGTCTGGCGATCATTTTATCTTTACTGATGCTTGGCATCCTGGTATCATCAACTTAAAATACATGAGTGAGTTGCTGAACATTCTAGTGACTACACACGGACTATGGCATGCTGGCTCATATGATCCTCAAGATTTCTTAGGTAGATTGATTGGCGATGCACCTTGGGTTAGACATGCTGAAAAGAGTTTCTTTCACTCGTTTGATCACAACTATTTTGCTACTGACTTTCACATCAATATGTTTGTTGATAACCTGTTAGAGAATGGGGTTAAAAGCGAAAATCCTTGGGCTAGTGAAGATAAAGCATCACTATTCATGAACAAAAAGATTGTGCGTTCAGGCTGGCCTATGGAGTATATGCAGGACACGCTTGCTCCATACAAGGGAATTGCCAAACGAGATCTCATCCTTTTCCCACACCGTATTGCTCCAGAAAAACAAGTAGAAATTTTTAGAGACCTAGCACGTGACTTACCGCAATATGAATTTGTTGTTTGTCAAGACCAAACGCTAACCAAAGATCAATATCATACCTTATTGGGTCAAGCAAAAATAGTATTTTCAGCTAATCTTCAAGAAACCCTAGGTATTAGTTGGTATGAAGGCTGTTTAGTCGATGCTATTCCATTGGTTCCTGATCGTTTGAGCTATCAAGAAATGGCTCTTGATGCATTTAAATATCCTTCAGAATGGACTGACAGCTATAGTTCTTATGAAGTGTACAAACCCTTCCTTTGCAATAAAATTAAACAGTATATGGAAGAATACGATGTGCTACTACCAATTTTACAAAAACAAACAGACATGTTGACTCAAGAGTTCTTTAGTGCCGACAAGTTATTAATTAATCTCGGAAAATAACATATGAGCGTAAATACTGACCCGGTTTGGTATCAAAATATGGTTAAGGCTAATGCCGTTAATACCAAGCCTGTTGTATTCACTTCTCCAAAAAACGATATTACTCTATGTTCAGGAGAAACCGAAATGCTACGTGTAGCCGAAGATGGCTTTTATGTACGTGGCGTGAAACTCGAACAGGATGACAAAGAAGTCAAAGAAGTGTATAATGCTTTTAAGGAATGGCTCACTTGGTCAACTCTAAATAGGTAAAAAAAATGGCAACTAAAGATATCACAGCAGAACAACTAATTGAAGTTCTTAAATTTACACCACGTACTTATAAAATCTCTATGTGGGGCTACGGTGGCGAAAAGGTCATGGGCACAGTGGATCCCAAGGTATGGGATTACTGCATGGAACATCAAGTAGATCTCAGCGATTTGGCTTGGGATAGTGATGCCGCTGAAAACATGGGTCTTGATCCTGACCAGTTGCCGTTCTACCCAGGATCGTGGTACGAATGCGACAGCATGGGTCATGTTCACGGTGTTAGTCGTGATGCTGGCACCTTACAGATTGAAGATGAGAACGGTGATACAGTACTTGAGAAAAGTCTGGAAGAGTTTGATGGCTGTGATGATAGCGCACAGCTCGACACCGATGATGAAGTTTGGATTGGAAGTCGCAAAAAAGGCGAAGTTGTGTTTGTAGGAAGTTCAAACGAAAAAGGTACATTCTTTGAAGCTGAACTAGAACTTACAGCACCATTTGATATTGAAAAATTAACCTTACATATTTCCGACTTTGACGACGAAGAGATTGTACATGGTATCAGCTATGATGGCGAAGACATCGACAATTGGGGCGGCTCAACCGACGGCAAGAGCAGTGAGTTTAATATGGTACGGATGATTGACGACGAAGGCAACTTTGAACGCTATGAACCCGGAGAGAAGGATTGGGGACATCCAGAATACGGCACCAGTCCGGCCAGTTGGGAAAGGTCTGTCACCTTTAAGTTTGCCAAACACAAGCCGGTATATCCAGGATATTACAATGCTGTATGGAGTCATTTTGGTACTACCCATGGTAGCCTATACTGGGATGGCAACAACTTTGGTGAATGGGAATTTGGCAAGTTCAACCCTATCACCAGTGTGGATCGCTGGTCTGGATACAACTGGGACACTAGCAACTGGGCCAACCAACCACCTGAGCCGCCAGATCTCATCTGCGACAACAAAAAGTGTGGGTGGACAGGTATGAGTGAGGAACGCAGGACCGATGACGATTATAACGATCATTGCCCTGATTGTGATGGCACCGAGTTCTCATTTATTGATTACGATCCAGACACCAAAGAAGGTCAGGCCAATCGTGAGAAATATTGTATTACCCAGACCGAAAAACAAGAGTTTATTGCTGGTATGAATGCCGCACTGGAAGAACTTAGACAAGAATTTATTCAGTTAGAGGATTAATGTGACAACCTTTACCACCGAAGATCTTGAATCCTTATTAACCGATTGGTTTCCTGGCGACGTCGATCCAGTCAACGAAGGCGAGTATGATGTAATGACTGCACATTGGCCTTGGCCGCACAGAGAAACTTGGTCCAAGAAAAAGGGCTGGGAAACAGTAATAAAAATTGAAAAATGGCGAGGATTAAAGGAGAAACCTCAATGAGCGTATTATTATTTGTTGTTGCACTTTTTTGCGGGTTTGTTGCTGGTAGAGTTAGTGACAAAAATGAAACTCCAAAAATTACAGATAGTGAACAAAAACTTCGAGAAGAACTAGCTGTTGCTAAAAATCTAAACGATAGTCTTTTTACAGATTTGCAAGAAGCTAAAGAAACCATTTGGAAATTAAAAAATGCAAGTAAGAACAAGTAACGATAATTTTGGTGGCTGTGGTTGCGGCCGTAGCCCAATAGGTAAGTGCTGTGGGTGGCATGCTCTCACTGAAGATGAGTATAAGCGTAAAAAAGACGAATATGATCTAGCACAATATCAAAAAGAAGCCCAAGGGCTTTGGTTTGAAGGCGGATCTTGTACAGGCGGACAGCCAGAAAACGATCAATAACCAATGACCCCCGTATTTCCTATTATCGAACTAGTTGATAGACTAGCTATTGCAGAAGTAAAATTTAAACGTACTAAAGCCAATGAAGAAGAATTGTTATGGTACATGAATCAAGCCTTACGTATTGACATTAGTCTTATCGTAGATGAATACGAGCAACTCAAACAAATACACCATGAGATTTGGGATTTAGAAGCAGAACTTAAAACTGGTCGAGAAGCTGAATTAAGTCTAGAAGAAATTGGACGTCGTGCTATTAGTATCCGTGATCATAATAATCGTCGTGTGGCACTTAAAAATCTAATAGCAGAAAAACTAGGGTGCTCAGTACGTGAAATCAAAAAAGATCACCTATCAGAATGAGTTTCCAAACACTATTCGACTTTGAATCTGCACTAGCTGAATATACCGGTGCTCCCTATGCAGTGGCAACTGATGGTTGCACTCATGCTCTTGAACTGTGTTTTAGATACCGTCGAGTCAGATACTGCCAATTCCCCGCACAGACATATCTTAGTATTCCCCAACTGTTGAATCAATTAAACATTCATTATCGCCTAACAGATGACGAATGGACGGGTGAATATGAATTTTATAAAACCAACATCTGGGATAGTGCCCGTAGACTAGAACGTGGTATGTATCGGCCGGGTGCTATGCAATGTCTGAGCTTTGGTCACGGTAAACCTCTAGAGCTAGGCAAAGCTGGTGCTATACTATTAGATGATTCGACTGCGTATGAAGCATTGAGTCGTATGCGTAGTGATGGTAGAGATTTACGTATCACTCCTTGGCAAGATCAAAAGACATTCAGTCAAGGTTACCACTATTGTCCTACTTTAGAAACTTGTCAACTAGGTTTAGAACGACTACCACAGGTAGCAGAATCGCCAAAAGCCTACCCGTATCCCGATCTAAGACTACTTAATATTGGCCATTGAGCCAAGTCCTTGAAATCTTCCCCGAAGGACTAACTGGTATTTGAGCCACGTGTTGTAGTAGCATGGGTTTGCATTGTTGTCCTAAACTGATCAAAAATTTTCTAACTACCTCGGGATCAGTATCTCCTGTATAGATACACTTTAAACTGTCACTGCCAAATACTGCACAGTCACCTATAGTTGGAATTGAGTGTACTAATTGATTTTCAATACTAATAGGATTTACTTTAATCCCGCGAACATTGATTTGATCACGATGCCGTCCTAGTATACGATAGTAGCCTTGTTCATCTCTATCAGCTAGATCTCCGGTATCGTACCAACCATCAGTAAAAACAGTAGCGCCACTAATATATAAACGTCCTTCGACTATATCAGCTTCTATGCCATCTGGTAGTCCCACAGTACCTATGCGCTGTTCTCCATCTAAAGGGTTAGTAAAACAGTGACTCAGTGCTTCGGTCATGCCAAATGCTTCTATTACAGGAACCCCAAATTTGTGTTTTAGATCAAGATACAATTGATTAGGAAGAGCTGAACTAGCACCACGTAGGAAACGTAGGCTTTTAAAATCAAACTGTCCAATAGTCTTTAGTACATCGGGTATAGCAGTAACAAATGTGGGATCAAATTCTGGCATGTGCCGAATATTTGCAACTGATAAAAAATGAGTTTCACAACCAGCTAGTCGGGTAGCCCAGTAAAAGCCCTGTCCGTGTGCGTGCCATAGACTCATAATACTCACATATCGATCATTGGCTGTAATTTGATAAGTGTTGCAGATTTTACGTGCCAGTATGTCTAATTGTTCCTGACTAAAACTGCAAAATTTACTGTCACCTGTAGTTCCGCTAGTATACCAAAGTAAACGTTCATTTGGGTAGTCTTGCCCGTCACGTTCTTCCACACCATGTTCTGTGATCAATAGACTGTAGTCGCTTTTGGCCAATAGGTATTGATTTCGAGCAACAGGTGCTTGAGGATTAATGATCATGATGCTATAATTGTTGCATTGATCAATATAGTCTTGTGGATTGGGTACGCAGAGTACAGCTCGTTTCATTCTGTATTTAACCGTTAATGGACAAATAAATTTAATTATATTTGACACACAGATCTAAATACCTTATAATATACAATAAAGTCATCCACGACACTAACTCGGAGAAACGAATGCCTAACTACGCATCACCAGAAGAACAAAAAATAGCAGATTTACTAGTACAAGAAGCACCATATCATCCTGGATATGAAGATGCCGCAATGAATATGAGCGACAAAGGATATGAAGAAGCAAATCTTGCTGATGCTATCCGTTTCAATATGAAGCGTGACAAGAAACGTTTCTGGGCTGGAGACAATATCAGTGATTATGTAAGCGAAAGCGATAAAGAAATTCTTATTAATGAAGCTACAGAAGCGTTTGAGCAAGTGCTAGATACCCTATTAATCGATCGAGAAACTGATCCAAATAGCCAAGGCACAGCACGTCGCTTGGCCAAGATGTATTTTAATGAAATTATGGAAGGTAGATATGCACCAAGACCAGACGCCACAGCGTTTCCAAACGACAGTGAAGATAGATACGAGGGTATGTTGGTTGTACGCTCTGAACTTCGTAGTATGTGTAGCCATCATCATCAGCCAGTTAGTGGAGTGGCTTATATTGGGATCATTGCCGCAAACAAACTTATTGGTCTTAGCAAGTATACTCGCATTGCTCAATGGTGTGCTCGCCGTGGTACTTTACAAGAAGAGCTATGTAACGATATAGCACGTGAAATAAGCAAGGCCACTGATTCCGATAACATTGGTGTATATATAGAATGTGAACATGGTTGTTGCACCAATAGGGGCATAATGGCACACAGCTCTTTGACTCAAACTACTGTTCTTCGCGGAGCATTCCTTAAAGATCCTGCTACCAAAAAAGAATTCTTTGACAATATTGCGTTACAATCAAGAAACGGCAAGTAATCCAAACCCATTGTCTCTCCAAGTTTTTGTTGGATCGATATTTAAGTGATTGATTTTTTTGCTTGCCCTGCCGTTTGTAACAGGGTAAGCATCTAAATCGTTGTAGATAGTGTTTAGTGTCCATTCTGGAATACCTACAACTTTTTGTATTTCTTTTTTGGTTTTGAAAATGCCGCTTGGCGTAATGAATTTGTCCTTAAGGACTCGCGGCGGAATGTAATCTCGTGCGGCTCTATTTGCTCTCCAGGTATCGACTCTTTTTTGTTGAGAGAGTGGATCCTTCATTGGATTGTTTTCTTTCATACGCTTACGAACTTGATCGACGATTTCCTTAGTAGAAAATATATTGTCTTTCCCTCGTTTATATCGTGGCCCATTATATCTGCTACTCTTATTAAAAAATCCGTAGGCGTGTCGCATTTTGATTTCTGCTGATTTTGTAAGTTGCATTTTGATCAGTAAACAATGGCATACTCTATGTTCTTTATAACTGAGTATTACAAGATTATCAGTAGAATCAGTGCCTCCAATACATTTTGGAACAATATGATGTTTTTGATATCCATCATTCTTTACTTTTTTGTATGGTCGTGTTAATGCTCGATTAATAATTTGGTAATAAACTTTAGTATATTTGTTATCTAAAAACATTGACTTTCCTATAGGATTGCTGTATAATTTATTTATGATTAAAGTTAAAATTGGTTGCTGTAAAAACAGTGGTATTAAACATTTCGGAGTTGAAGAATGAACGCATTCGTTTGGGGTATCATTGTTGGGTGGGTTAGTCACGCTGTATGGGTGTTTATGCTTAGACCAATTATAAGAAAGGCACAAGAGAAATGAAAACAATTCATTACGACAAACATACAAGCCTTACACACTTTATGGATGAATTTGCTATTCAACGAATGGAAGGCATTATTGAATTTGAACAACAATGCACACCAACAAATAAAGAATTAGTCAAATCCTGTCAAACAGTTATTAAACACATAAAAGGTATTTGGGATATTAAATAAGAGAGGCAAAGAAAAATGAACATTCTTGAACAGTATGAATTTGCGGAACGAGTAAAGTTCTGGACTAATACCTGGACTTTGGGCTTGATGAGATTTGCTATCATCGCGGCCTGTGTGAAATACATTTTTGGGAGTTGATATGAAAACCACAGTATTAAAAGGTGCATTCAACACAGATCCAGGAACCAAAAAAGAGTTTATGGACAATATCAAATTACAACAGGACTTTGCTCCAAGATGAAATGGCTAAAGAAAATTGTAGTTAAATGGGTTCGTGACGATTGGAATAGCTGTCAACCTGTGCAAGATGTAGTAGTAGGTTCTAGATCTGTTGATGTAGAAGGCTTGTCATTTAATGTTATGCCAGCACAGGGTGGAACTGTAGTACAGATTCGTTGCTACGATCGCAAGACTGATCGCAACAATCATATCACACACGTTATCCCCGACGGCGAAGATATTAGCGAACGTATTGGTCAGATTGTTAGCATGGAATTATTGCGTTCATGACGCTATGGTTCAAGAATTTCCGCATCAGTATACTAAACTGGTTAGCGGCAGGTAGAATTATAATAGAGAAAGATAAAAAACCAATGTCATACACCTTAGGTGGCACACCAGGAACTATTAATATTAATCCAGCTGGATATGGGGTTGCACAAGCACCGCAGTCTAGTCAAACAATGACTATTAAAATTACCCCAGCCAATGGTGGCACTATTATACAGATGCAAACAAATGATTATAACAACGGCGAGTTATACATTATCCCAGATGGTAGCGACTTTGATAGAGAACTAGGCAAAATTATTACTATGAGCAAATTACGATCATGATAGCACAAACTATACAAACTTTAGTTGGTGAAGTAAATGGCCTTTGGTCTTGGATTGTTGGTATTATTGCTGGGTGGGGATTGACCTTTACTGCCGTAGTTGTTGCGATCGTGTATGCTCACGTCAGACTCGCTCGACTAAAAAAACTTGTAAGTAAGATCGAAAATCAACTTATTACCGATGTTCGCGATTTAAGTATTCGTTTGCGGGATATTGAAAAATGATTAACAGCATCTATTCCAATACTTCAGGATATTTAAATGTCTCAGGATTTAATAACAGTCCGTACATTTACCCTGACCATAATAATCCAGCCACTGGCATGATTCGTATGAATGGTAATAATATGGAAGTGTTTAATGGAAGCACTTGGATTCAGTTTGGTACCAGTGCTGAAGTTAGCCTAAGCGGTGCAGCTATTAGTGCCCTAGATTGGTGCCAAAAGAAAATGTCTGAAGAATCAAAGATCAAAGAACTTGCGGCTAAAAATGCTACTGTAGCAGATGCACTGGCCAAGTATGAACTAGCACAAGAACAACTTAAAATGGTATTAACTTTAACAGAAGAACAATGATTCAATTACCACCAGGATGTCGGGTAGCTTATGAAATTCGGTTTTATGTAAAAGAACTCTCCGATGAAATGGGCGAGTGGTTTAACATGATTGGCGGAAAAGCCACAATGCTTAAAGAATATGACTGGCGAGGTCGCGAACATACTATAAAACAAGTACAATACGGTAAAGCAAAGCCTAGTTATGTAACTAAAGATGGGACTAATCTAACACTAATCCGTTTTGATGGTGCCGATGCAAGTACAGCAAGCATGTTTTTATTAAAGTTTATAGATCACGTACAATCACATAATTTAAAAGAAGCAGAACAATATGTCTAGAAAAGTATTTTATAAAGAATCAACTGTTAAAGGTTGGATACACGAAATTATTCGTGCAATGAATGCCGATGGTTGGAAGCCCGATTACGTTGTAGGTCTTACACGTGGCGGTCTAGTTCCTGCTAACATGCTGAGTCAATACTTAGATGTACCAATGGAAACACTTAAAGTAAGTTTCCGCGACGACCTTGCTGGGCCAGAATCTAACTTGTGGATGGCCGAAGATGCATTTGGCTGGATTGATGGAAGTTATAAAGCCTTAGGCGGAGATGGTGCGTTTGATTTTAGCCTACATGCTAAAAATATTCTCATAGTAGATGACATCAACGACACGGGTGCTACCCTTAACTGGATTCGAAAAGATTGGCAATCAAGTTGTCTGCCAGATAATTCACGTTGGGCAAATGTATTTGGTAATAATGTACGCTTTGCTGTACTAATCAATAATGAAGCTAGTGAATTCAAAGATGTGGATTACATGGGTCTAAGTATTAACAAAAATGAAGAACCACAGTGGGCTGTGTTCCCCTGGGAAGAGTGGTGGCGTTAATTGATACTCGAACTTATTGGAACTTGGTTATTAGTAGGATTTGTCAGTGCCGTGGGGTGGAATGTTGCAGATGAAACTGTTAATAAACCTTACATCGATCCATACTTATCTAAAAAGATGGGAATTGATACAACTAAAGTGGACACAAATGTTTCACCACCAGTTGCGCAAGATAAATAGTTATATTCCCAAAATCAGCGGCCTTTCGGCGTCATCCCGCTTTACAAATTCTGCCGCCTATGCTATAATTAACATAGGAGATTTATAATGGCAAACCAATCTAGGCAGTACAAGTACACAAGTACTAAAGAGTATCACGATGCATTTCCCTGTGCATATCGCCAATGGCGAGCTGATAGTCACTGTAACTTAATTCACGGCTATTCGTTTAGTATGAAATTTTACTTTGGTACAGATGACCTAGATGTGCGTAATTGGGCTGCCGACTACGGCGGTCTTAAAGAACTCAAAGGCATTCTTGAAAGTCAATTTGATCATACATTATTAGTAGCCGAGGATGATCCTGAGCTTGAAACATACAAATTATTGCAAGAAAAGAATCTAGCTAAACTAACCGTCCTACCTAAACTAGGTTGTGAAGGTCTAGCCGATCAACTATACAAGTTTGTAAACGGAGTTTATATTCCCGACATGTGGGGTCAAGCAGAAGCTGATCGACTTTGGTGTTATCGTGTAGAAGTACGTGAAACACAAAGCAATATGGCGTTCCGTGAAGGACATCGTGAGTGGAATGAAGACCTCTTCGAAGGTTAATGAAATCTTAGACATACTCCAAGAGGAGTGTGCTGAGGTTATACAGGCTATTAGTAAATGCCGCCGCTTTGGTATGGAAAATCGGTACAAAGACGGTGGTACCCAAAGAGAACACTTGACTCAAGAGCTAGGAGATGTTACACTATTAATAGAATTGCTCAAAGCACATCAGGTATATACAGATGCAGAATTGCGTGCGGCGCAGTTGCGTAAGAGTCAAAAATTAGTTGAATGGTCAAAAATATATGAAGATTAAAGTCAGTGAAATATTTTACAGTCTACAAGGCGAAGGTCGCTTTGTGGGAGTACCTAGTGTATTCTTAAGAACTTATGGATGTAACTTTACCTGTTCAGGGTTTGGGTGTAAGCCTGGTGAAAAGTCTACAGGTGCAGATGAAGTTGCTAAAAAGGTAGAACTGTATAAAGATTTTTTAGATCTTCCTTTAGTAGAAACAGGCTGTGATTCATATGCGTCATGGCATCCTGCGTTCAAACATTTGTCTCCAACATACACTACAGATGAACTTGTAGACAAGATGTTAGCCCTAACTCCCAACGGTAGTTGGGTACAGAACAATGGCAATGATGTACATTTAGTTATTACTGGCGGTGAGCCACTTTTAGGCTGGCAACGTGCTTATGCTGATTTGTTAAGTCATCCACGTATGGCAGACTTAAAGAACATTACGTTTGAAACAAATGGTACTCAAGAATTACATGAAGACTTCCGCGATTACTTGATTGACTGGGCCGATGCTGGTTCAGGTCGTGAAGTTACATTCTCAGTCAGTGCTAAACTATCAGCATCAGGCGAATCGTGGGATGATGCTATTAAGCCACTAATTGTTAATATCTATCAAACATATGGACATGTATATCTTAAGTTTGTTGTTGAAACTGAAGATCATGTTAATGAAGCTACACGTGCTGTGGATGCTTTCCGTGCAGGTGGATTTAAAGGTACCGTATACTTAATGCCGCAGGGTGGTGTTGTTGATCCATACGAATCAAATAAACTAAACATTGCCAATATCTGTTGCGAACGTGGATTTAATTATAGTCCCAGATTGCATGTGGACCTATGGGGCAATGGCTGGGGCAAGTAATGTTTCCACAAGGCTTATATACAGGCATGGATGAAACTTACGATGCTTTCTATAATCGTGCCCATTGGCGATTAAAGTTTTTATGGTTACCAAAACGTAGTTCCTTAACCGGTCGTTGGTTATTTTTACAGTTTGTCTACGAAGGCACAGCAATGTGGACAGGCCCAGGCGAACCTGTGGTTGAGTTCAGATATCACGAAACTACAGAACATATTATATGGAAATTAAAAGGAAATTAGTATGGCAACAAAAAAGAAAACCCCAACACCTAAGAAAACGGTTGCTAAAAAGAACCCCGCAAGCTCTGCGACCACAGCAAAAAAAGCGCCTGCAAAAAAGGTTACGTCAACTAAAGCAAAACCTACCGTGGCCGCACCCAAGCCCAAAGAAACTTTAAAAGTTCGTAGTAAAAGTCCTAAGGACATTGCTACTGCCAAGGGCGAGCCTTATGTGGCTATTCTTAGTGTGGAACTGGATCCAGAAAATATCGGCAATGGTGCATTTGAATTAGATTGGAACGACAAGTTTGTTGCTAATCTAGTACGTGCCGGGTATCAGACCAAACCCAACGAACCAGATTCCGATATTGTCGATCGTTGGTTTCAAGAAATCTGTCGAAATATTGCTCAAGAAAACTTTGAGCAATGGGAAGCTAATCAGCCCTATAATGAACGTCCCAGAGTTATCAACCGTACAGATCTAGGCAACGGAAAGACTGAAGTTTCTTGATCTTATATGTAAACGGCGATAGCCATTCTGCCGGAGCAGAGGCAGTCAACAAATATGCATTTGCCCAAGATGATCCCTTGTACTGGGCATTAGGACGACAACCACACCCCGATAATCTACGTGCTAGTTACGGTTGCGAACTAGCTAACCTTATGGGTGCCATTTTAGAATGTGACGCAGAGTCGGCTGCTAGTAACGATCGTATTTTTAGGACCACATGGAATCATCTGCAGGGTGTACAGAATATGCCCGTGAACAGACCCGACTATATAGTAATTGGTTGGTCAACCTGGGAAAGAGAAGAATGGTCCTATGAAGGTACTTACTATCAAGTTACTGCCAGTGGAACTGATACTGTGCCCAATTCACTCAAAGAACGTTATAAAAAATGGGTTATTGAACAAAGTGACCATTCAGTAATAAACAATAAGATAGTTGAAGTACACGACCGTATTTGGAAACTACACGAAGATTTAAACAGTAGAAAAATACCACATCTATTCTTTAATACCTACCGCGACTTTAGTCACATTAAAAACTTAGGCTATCTAGGAGCACAAGAGTACGATTGGGAGGGCAGTTATATCGATCCTTACAATCGAAGTGGCACCTACTATGAATGGTTACTAGCAAAAGGATTCAAAACAGTTAATCCAAACAGCTATCATTTTGGTGCAGACGCCCATTGTGCTTGGGCCGAATTCCTTTATCAAACTCTTATACAAAAGAACTTGACACAATAATCATTATATGCTACTATAATGTTATGAGATATCTACTTGTTGACACCGCTAATACATTCTTCCGTGCTCGCCACGCCGCCCACCGTCAGGCAGATACCTGGGATAAGCTAGGATTTGCTATTCATGTGACACTAAATAGTGTTAGTAAGAGTTTTAGAGATCAAAAAGCTGATCACGTTATTTTCTGTTTAGAAGGACGTAGCTGGCGCAAAGACTTTTACGAACCCTATAAAAAGAATCGTGCAGTTGCCCGTGCTGCTCTAACCGAAGCAGAAGCTGAAGAAGATCGACTGTTTTGGGAAACCTTTGATAATCTTAAAGAGTTTCTTGCTAATCGAACAAACTGTACAGTATTGCAACATCCTAACTTAGAAGCTGATGATCTAATCGCAGGTTGGATTCAAAGCCATCCCCAAGATCATCATACTATTGTATCAAGCGATACAGACTTTTATCAACTACTGGCAGAAAACGTAAATCAATATAACGGAATTTCAGATGAGCTCCATACTATACAAGGTATTTTCGACAAAAAAGGTAAAGCAGTCATCGATAAAAAGACTAAGGAACCAAAAGTCATTCCGGATCCTAAGTGGATTCTTTTCGAAAAATGTATGCGGGGCGACCCCACAGATAACGTTTTCTCGGCATTCCCAGGGGTGCGTAAAGTGGGAAGTAAAAATAAAGTGGGACTCCTTGAGGCATTTAACGACAAAACAGCGAAAGGCTTTGCTTGGAATAACCTAATGCTACAACGCTGGACCGATCATAACGGAGATGAGCACAGAGTTTTAGATGACTATAATCGCAACGTAACACTGGTTGATTTAACTGCACAACCAGATGATATTAAAGTTAAGATAGCAGAAACTATTGCCGAGGGTGCAGTACCGCTTAATCGCCCAATGGTAGGCGCACAGTTCTTAAAGTTCTGTGGCAAGTACGATTTGATCAAGATGTCGGAGCAGTCCGACAGTTATGTTAGATTTTTAGAAGCTAGTTATCCTGATGATAAATGATGTTTTTTGGGTGCCAGTTGCGGGACTTGCTTTAGCATTGTTGTTATTTTTTGGATTTTTTATTACTATGTTCATAGCAGGTCTTATAGATTTGTATCATGAACGTAAGAATCGTGTCTGGACAGAACTACAACGCACCGACTATGAACGCCGGCGTCCTGCGGCAAAATAAGGAGAAGTTATGAATAGTATTGTTAGATGGTATCGCAGTAACTATACGCAAATCACTTGGTTTGTGATTGGCTGGTTAGCTATGTGTGCATTAGATGATTTTAGTCGAGGTAACTGGTCCGGTATGGCCTGGGACATTGGCCTTGCATGGCTAAATTATATTTTCTATAAAAATAATTAAATGGCTACTAGATTAAAAGAACACCTATTGATGTGGCCCGCACTTGCCTTTCTGGGCGGTTCCTTATTTGCTTTGTTATATGGAATTAACTCAATGTTACCAGAGGCGGCACCAAGATATGATTGTCGTATAGCCGAGATAAGTCCAGACTTTACTCCAGCTATGAAAGAAGAGTGTAGGAAAAAATTGAAGGAGTCACAATGACCGAACTAATTGCAAAACCCGTAGTAAAAAATAAAATGTGGATTGTAGAATCCGAAGGTACCAAGGTTGGCAACATCATGATGGTCGACGAAGGTGGTGTAGTTTACTTACATGATGATCAACGTGAACAGTTTGCATCAATTAAATTATTAAGTAAGAAATATAATATTGAGTTTGTCAAAGCAGAACGACCAAAGCGGGTCAAACAAGATGTTTATGATGTCTATGGATTCCCGACCAACGCACAACCACACAACGAAATCCTCGACGTTCAACGCTACTTGCCAATCTATACCAAGGGTGCTAAGTCAAAGAGTTTTTTCTGTGCTGGCTACTATATTATCAAATTCAGTTCAACTTGGGTTCGTGCATATTGCCCAAAACTTATTACACTGAATCGTTATGAGTATGAAGGTCCGTTCAAGAGTCAAGAACGTATGATAGAAGCTATGAAAGAAGCCAATGGACAATAATTTGCCCTTACAGATCAAAAATTTCAACAGTAAGGTACGTGCAATGAATCAAAGCAACGGTAAATTATTGACCTTAAATGCTGAAGAAGCACGCAGTTTGCATGCCGAAATTTACGATTTGATGGCCACAATCAGCCAATTAAGTAAAAATTCTACTGTAGACGATGTAGTTGTTATTAACATGGATGGCGGCAGTTTTAAATAATATACGTATATTATGAGATAAATAAACAGTATATCAAGGATTAGTGAAATGTCAAGACCAAAGCCAACGGTTTTATTAGACCACGTTAATAAATCAACTTACAAAAGTCAGCAGGTCCTAGCTGCTGAAGGCATCTGGGCGGTCTTTTATGACAACCAACCTATCAACATGAGGTCATTCAATATCCTCACTAGCTATCCAGGCCCAAAATATTCTAAAATAAGTTTTAGTAATTCTGGACATGCAATTAACCTTTGCAAAAAATTAAACACACTATACAAGACAGACAAGTTCTCAGTGGTCTTGTTAAAGCAAGGTGAGCAAATCTTCCCCTAAGCGTTACACCCAACGTCAGCTAACAAAAATATTTGTAACGCAGGCTGATATTCCTGTTGGTCAAACAACCGACATGCAAAAACGTTGGTTCAAAAATCCTACAGATGATACCAGTCTAAGACTAAGTCTTGCAGGCCTTCAAATGGTCAAGGCCGTTCTCAAGCTACAGAGTTATGAATTTCAATTACCCGAAGAGCTAACTAACCATGGCCTACTACAACTTGAACGCTATCTCAAAGGTCCCTACTATCTACTCAAACGGCAAAAGATAATTGTCTTTGAGGAGGAAGAAGCCATGATGCTTACTCTACATTCGGGTAACTTGCGGGCCTATTTAGACTCAATAGAACTAACGCAGTAGGGTTAGTGGGCACTAACTTAGGGCCTGGTTGACACAATAATCCTTTGACGCTATAATTACTTTAATACTTGTGTTATCAAGTAGATTCAACTAGGTAAACGTGTTATCGTTTACTTTGTTATAAAACACACTTAAAGGAAATGTAATGTCATATCATCCAAAAATTACAGCACAATTCGGTGCTGACTTATTCAAGGTATTGGGCCCAAAGGCCAATCGAGTACCTTGGAACTCCCTTTCACTTGCCGAGCAAAAGAGCCGCCTCAAACGTATTCCAGAGTATGTTAATACTCGTTCACTAGGCAAACAGCCCACACTGGTAGACATTGTTGTCTACTGTTTAAATAAAATTGTGCTAATGGGCACAGACAATCCACTGCTAGGCATTGACCTGCCAGTGTATGATAGCCTTAACGATGCGGCTACTAAACTTAATACTCAAGCACTAAACTACACAGCAGATAACTTGCAACCACTAGACAAGTTAGTTAAGAATGCCGAAAAACAACGTGACGTATTCCTGCGTCATATTTTTGAAGATATTATCTTCCGCTTTAATCCAGGTTTAGTCTTGCCTGGTGTGGGTCGTATGAACTCAAAAGGTTACTTGTTTGTTAATGATGCACAGCATCGAACATTGGGCTGTATCATTCTAGGCATTGAAGATGTACCTATCAACTACATTACCAGTGACGATGAGTTTTGGGACGTGTCACAGTATGCGGCTCTGAACATTCATAGCCTTGTAGCCAGTGAGTTTGACCGTTACCGCATTCGTGTACAACGTGAACAGGCCGCACGTGATGCTGGTATGCCTAGTGAGCCAGAAGATGCAATCAGCTATGAACTCAGCGAATTGTTTGGCAATTTAGGTATTACAGTAGCCGAAAAAGTCGATGATGGTAGTCGTGCGCTAGTACTTACTAGTATTGGTAACATGATCAAGTATCGTATTACCTACGGCCAGGATTACTTTACTCGTGCTACCACAATCAATGCACAGTTGTTTGGTACTAGCAAATTCCATACTGCAAATTCATGGGGATTGATGGAATTCCTCAAATATCAAAATCTCAAAGAAGATGACATGACCGTGGACTTTGCTATTATGAACGCACTTAAAAAGCGTTGGACTAAAGCCAACACAGGTGGTCAATTGCATAAAAACATCAAGGATGAGTATAAAGATCAAACTTCAGCTAGCTACAGCAACAGTCGTGTTCCAGAGGAAATGATTATTGCTCATGGTATTTGGCAAGTATGTAAGAAGTATGCCCCAGAGATTGCATGGGCAGAACCTGCATGGCCAAGTGGTAATAACAAGTTCACATTGCCTTTGGTCTAATATGAAGAACTACCAAACTATCAACGAAAGCATAGCCAAACGTGAGCCTTGCACTAGCTTTGAAGATAACACATACTACACCATGGATATCTTTAGAGAGTTTTGCGAGACTCGCGATCTAAAGCGTGTGGCTATTTTTGGTTACTATAAAAACAAGTATCGGTGGACTGATGCCGAAGCTGAAGAAATGTATGCCAAAGCACCCGATGGTTGGACTGATGGTCAGGGTGTGTATAGATTATACGATTGGGGCAAGGGTGAAAATCGTATTCCCCTGGAGCATGTAGATGACGAATGGCATCAACCACAACTAGATCATATTGTTCCTAGATCAAAGGGCGGCGCTGATGTTCCCAGTAACTTTCAAGTGTTGCCTGCTATCTTAAATCGTGTGATGAGTAATTTGACTGATGATACTGCTCCTGCGATATTGCCCTTGTTGCTGGAACAGTTTTCTGGAGTATTTACAAAATGAGCTACTTAGAAGAAATCAAAAAGAAATACGATATCAAAGACTATAAAGAGCCTGCTGTTACCATTCCCGAATTACCCACAGATGGTATTGTGCTTATAGTAGGTACCAGTGGTAGTGGTAAGAGTACTATCTTGCGTAGCCTAGGTGAACTTCGTCAACCAACTGTAGATAATACTCGTATAACAATTGATAACTTTACTACCGCAGAGCGTGGAGAAGAATTGCTGCTTGCTTGCGGACTTCGTAGTATTCCTACTTGGTTCCGATCACCCAATACATTAAGCAATGGCGAGTACCATCGCTTTGAAATGGCTATTAGTTTAGATCAAGGGCTAACCACAGTAGATGAGTTTACGTCGGTTGTTGACCGAGATACTGCTAAAAGTCTTGCATTAAGTATTCGTAAGTTTTATGATCGCCGTGGCACAACAGATCCACTATACATTGCAAGTTGCCACAGGGACATAGTAGAATGGTTAGATCCAGACTACGTATATGACACGGATCTCTGTGTCTTAGAAAATCGGAGGTCACTTCTTCGACTGGGGACAAGACCAGAACTTACACTCACCATCAAAAGCACAAGTGTCGACTATTGGAGATATTTCAGTAAGTATCACTATCTAGATACTGCAATTAGCAAAAGTGCTCACTACTATGTCTTACTGTTAGGTGACAAGCCTATCGGCTTCCATGCCGCCATACATTCTACTAATAGAGATATTCATAGTTATTGGCGTGGCCATCGTACAGTAATACTACCCGAGTTCCAAGGTATGGGTATAGGCACAGCATTTAGTGATGCTATTGCTGAAATATATGTAAGCCGCGGACTACGCTACTTTAGTAAAACAGCACACCCATCATTTGGTGAACATCGTGAAAAGTCACCGTTATGGCGCCCTACGTCAATGAATAAGAAATCTAGAGTAGGCAGTTACTTAAACAAAGATGGTACTGCACGTAAGATGGCAGGCTATGGTGGCACCACTACTGTTCGTGATGCGTATCGTGTTTGCTACAGCCACGAGTATATTGGTAAAAAATGAACGACTTAGCCAAAGCACTAGCACAAAATATTAGATCCGGATCTGGTAATCACGGGCTGACTGAAGATCAACTCTACGAAGTATTTAAACATTGTTCAAATGTTGATCAGTTAGCCTATAGTTTATACAAGTGTTCCGAGATCAGCGGTAAAGGAGCGTTCACCACTCAAACACAGACTCTTACTCGACCTGCACTAACATCCTTTACTCAATGGCATCAAATTGACGAGAAATGGGATAAGTCTTGGGGATTTGATAAAGCACACCCCGGTTGTTATGTCTATGGATTATTTTTAGATGGTGCACCATCAGACTCTGCTGACTTTTTAGACCAAGGAGTGTTTTATATAGGACAATCTCGAGCTACCAGTCGCAATGGTATGTTGGGTCGTCGTACAGACTTTAAAGGTACTGTAAGAAATCCCCGATTGAGTCCATATGGGTGTGGGACAGCATTCAAAGAAAACTTTGGTAAGCATCAAATTGATCATGTGTATCAAGCATATTTGCCCATGCATCCTAGTTATTGTAAGACTGCTGAACTAGATCTACTGTTAGAATACTATAAAAAATATCAACGTATACCTAGCTGTAACCCACCACTGGATCTAGTGCGAATTCAAAAATATCAAAAAGGTATTGTTGAGTAATAATTCTGTAACATCATACAATAGAGTGTTTCGATAAATATGGTTATGAAAGCCAAGACTTATCGCTCAATTTTTATTTCAGACATACACTTCGGCACTCGCGATTGTAAAGCCGAAGAACTCAACAACTTTCTCAAAC